TTTCAATACTAATTTCTAATAATTTAATAGAGCTTCTTGACTTTATTACCGAAAAGAGTAGAAGTATTAAAGATTTACAAGTTAAATTCAAGAAAACTATTGACAAACTAGTCAGATCCGTAAATAATACACATATGGAATTTAAAAATGAATAATAATCAATTCAAGATGAGACTATCACTTAGTGACGGCTCTAAAAAGATATTAGATAAAGCCTCTAAGGGTAAAGATGTTTCTAAATTAGTAGTAAAAATAGAGGCAACTCATTCAGGAGTTGTGAATAAGAATAAATGGTTCTATACTCCAGCAGGAATGAAGGATGGAACATCTTCTTTTGTGGAACCATTTAATAAGCCAATCTTAAAGAATCATAACCCTGAAGGAGATTCTCTTGGTCGGATTATATCTTCCGAGTACATATCTTATACAGACACAGTAGATGCAGGCTTAGTAGACTCATTAGATTCTAGCTCGTATTTTTCTAATATTAAAGATTTTATTAAAGGAGATCTTTTCAATCAAGATGGATATAAGGGCCTAGGGCATATTGAGCTTATAGCAGAGATAACAGATAAAGATGCTATTGAAAAATTATTAGACAATAGGTTTTTAACAGTATCAATAAGTGGAGATACAGATCAAGCGATATGTTCAATATGTGGACAAGATGCTAAATCCCTTAATGATGGGGAAGAGCCATGCAGTCATTACAGAGGTGAAATATACGACGGAGAAGAAGCATTTCTTATTGCTGGAGCAATGACATTTGATGAAGCTTCTTTCGTGAATAAGCCTGCTGATGAGCATGCAAAAGTAGAATTATTAAAAGACAATATTAGTCTAGAAGATAATACACAATTTCAAGATATGATAATAATCGATTTTGAAACAGACGATAAAACCACAGGGGATAACAAATTGAAGATAAAATTATCCGATCTGATAAAGAAAGATGATCTACAAGAGATTTTAAATGAAGAATTAAAAAATCTTAATCTTGGAGATTACATTCCATCTGAAGAAGATCTAGGAAAACTAAGAAAAACTAGTTTTTTATTTAGCGATGAAAGAGTAATACCTATTCATAGTAAGGCAGATATTATTGCTGCACAAAAAGTAATAGGTGATAGAATAGAAGACTCTAAAGATAAAAAAGACTTAATGACAATTTTAGATACAAAATTTAAAAAAGCTTTTGGAGACATGTCTTTTGAAGATGCGGTAAGTTCTCTTGAGAAGCCTAATGAAGATAAAAATGTAGAAATTCCAGCTCAAGTAGATTATGAGTTGATCTCTGATAAAGTAGTTGAGAAGCTTAAGGGATTATTTGACTTAGACTCTTCATTTCTTGCCAAGAGAAATGATAATCTAGAAGATGAGATTTCTTCTTTAGAGGCTGAGAATATCTCATTATCTGATTCTTTAAAAACTAATATAGTATTACAGATTTTACAGATACAAGATGATGCTACAAATAGTGATTTAAAAGATAAGCTATCTGCGAGAAGTTTAGATTCTTTAAAAGATAAATTATCAGACCTATTAGAAGACTCTGCAGAGACAGAATCTAATGAGGAAGTAATTGATCCAAATGTAGATATTTCAGATTCTGAAGATGATAATGGAACCAATACTAATTCAGAAGATGAAAGTGATTTAGGTAATGAAAATAAAGACAGTGGAGATGCATTAACTGTCGGACAAATTAGAGATGAGTATAAAAATCTTATCAAAACAAAAGGTTTAACAGCAGCTTCTGGTTATTTATCTAACCTAAGAAAGGAAGATAAACTTCCAGCTAACTTTACCTTTCAAAATAATAAATAAGGAGAAAACTAAAAAATGGCTAACAATCCTTTTAGTTTGATTCACCAGAGACCTGGTGGAGTTAATTATAAAACATATGACGATAGAGGTCATGTGACACCAAATTTTGAATTCTCAGAAGGTATTCGTCCTGCTGGAGAATTCATGCCAGCACCATATTTGGCTTCTGTTCGATTCAGTACATACTTTGAAGAGCATTTTGTTATTTCTGGTGGTAAGGTAGTTTCGTTCGATAGTAATGGATATATTGTTCCTGCTGGGTTAGCGTTAGACATCGCCGCTGGAGTTGGTAATGGAGTTAATGAGTATGCACAAGTAGATGTAGATCGTGGAGTATTTAATGCAAACGGTGTTCTAGTTGTGGTTGGTGAAAAAGTTGCAGATTCTATGATTACTGCCGGTATCACTGTATCTAACCCAATCGGCTTATCATCATATAATTACTGGACTAATCCAGGTGGAAATGGTGAAAACCCAGCTCAATATAATATTATGAATTTTAACTTGCAAAACAAGGTAGTTTTCGTAACTGATTATGTTGTTCAAGTTCCAACAGTAGAAGATCAAGCTGCTTATGATGCTGCTCCATATAAAGGTATGATTGCCCTTATTGGGTCAGTTAAGCCAGGTGATTTTGTTACTTTTGATGCTTATTCTAATTTTGTATCTGTAGGATATGACACTGCAGGTCTTGAGCCTTCAAGTATTATGGGTCAAGCTTTATCTGTTAGTAATGATGATCCAAAAGACTTGCTAGACAGAGTAAGAACCAGATATACAGAATTTGGTGAATTAGAAAAAATGCCTGGTTCCGCTACTGGTGGAAAACCAGACACTATTACCTATTCAAATGGTAATGGATTAGTAACAATTAATCTAACAACAAGATAATATAGGAGAAAAAATAAAAATGGGAATTTTAAGAGATTATTGGTCTCCAGAGGAGCTTTCTAGAAAAGAAGAAATCTCCGATTTTCGTCATGTGTTTACTAACAATGGGTTAACAAAAGATGGTCAGAGATTAACAATCAATGATGCCATCTCTACTCCAAGTTCTCCTATGATGTTTAAGAGAGTTATTACAGAAGTAGTTCAAGAAGCTATAGAGCCTGTTTTAATTGGTTCATCATTGCTTAATCGTATTGATTATGATGGCTATGGAACAACCATATCCTTCGGTACTATGGGTGCTATTTCTGGTGAGCTAGACATGGCAGAGGGTCAGGAATATCCAGAGTTCGGAGTTCAGATGGGCAATGGAACAGTAACTGCTAATATTGGTAAATCTGGTTTAGCAATCAAGCTTACTGAAGAAATGATTAGGTACTCTCAATGGGATGTTATTGGACTTCATTTGCGTCAAGCAGGTAAAGCATTAGCAAGACATAAAGAGAGAAAAATCTTTGATATGTTTAACAGCATGGGTGTTGTAGTATTTGATAATAGTACACCAGCGAATGCAGAAATAGGTAGAACTACTGGTAGAGATCTTACTGGTGCTGGTAACGGCTCTATGACGATGGATGATTTATATGAGATGTACGCTAAGACTTTAGAAAGAGGATTTACTCCGAATACTATCCTTATGCATCCTTTAGCATGGTCAACATGGGTTAAGGATCCATTGATGAGAATGTTTGCATTAAACTCTGGTGGTGGTAGTTGGTATGGCGGATTCACTGGTAGCCCGACACCTCAAACTCCAGATACATGGAAAAATTTAGGAAGAATGCAAGCTCCTTCTTCTGCAGATGCTGCTCAAAACGAGAGAGAGCCTACGCAGCAGTCAGCAGCAAGTATCCCTAACTACTTTCCTTTTGGTGGATTGAGAATCATAGTTACTCCAGAAGTTCCATTTGATCCAGTAACAAAGACTACTACTATCATGATGTTAGATACTAATGAAGTAGGAGCTCTTGTTGTTGCAGAAGATCCAATGATGGAAGAGTGGAATGATCCAGCTAGAGACATCTTAAAAATCAAGATGAGAGAAAGATACGGAATGGTTTTATTCAATGAAGGATTAGCAGTTTCGATTGCTAAGAATATTAGTATTGAAGCAAATGAAATCGTATTACCTCCTCAAGCTACTATTGATGGTATTGCGCCAATCGTTCGTAAGTAAGAAATATACTTATAAAATGATATAGAATAAAAAGGTGGGCTATTTGCCCACCTTTTTTTTTGAGTATAGATAACCGTTATGGTATACTTATAAAAAACAATAAATAGGAATTATTAAATATGAAAATTAATGTATCACTTATAGATAAAACATTCTTCTTTCTTGAGGGTTTAAACATCTCAAAAGGGAAAGGTGTCGAAGTTGTAGATTTGGATAATAAAAGTGACAGCTTTTATTCAAGCTTAGCCAGTTCTATTGGTTTTGGAATTTTAAAATCTGACATGCCCCATGGAGACATAGTAAGATTAATTAGAAATGAAGATCTTAGAGAGTCTGTAGCTAAAAGATTAAAGGTGGATTTATCTAAAAAAATAGAAGAGAAGATTATTGACGTAATAGAAACTGACGTTGAGATAGTTGAAATCGAAACTGAAGAGCCAATTACAGAGTCAGCACCAGAAGAAGTAGATGAGATATTTAAAAACATACTAAAGGGGACAAATAAGATTGTTTCTAATAGATTAAAAGATTTAGACTTGTCAGAAGAAGATAGAGTAGGTCTTTTGGACATGGAAAAAGAAGGAAAGAATAGGGTAGTTATAAAAAGATTACTTGGTGAATAATTGTGTATAATAAGATTGAAGTAATAGAAGTTCTAAATCAAAAGGATGAGCTCTTATCCTTCCCAGTAGAAGGAACTATTAATATCCTATTCTCAGGAAAGCCTAATCCTAAAGACATAGCAGACTATGTATATTATGTTAGGCATGACGGAGACATGGACGTCAATCTTCCAGGAACTGCTGATAATGCGATTAGAGAAGTTGGATACGTTCAAGTTGATAGATATGATAGACTAGAGACAAGAATAGAGTTTAGTACTGGTGATCCAGATGAATGGATTTTATCCATAACCCCAGCAGAGGCTATGATTTCAAATGCAGCCTATTATCTCGTTCTTAGTAAATTTTTATCACCAGAGTATTATGAAGTAGTAAAGTCAGTAACCTTTGGACCTTCAACAATAGAGATAGGTACTGAGCCTGAAGCGAATAGTGAAACGGCTAATTTCGAAATATTAATAACTAATGATTCTGAATTATCTACTGGGTCTCACTATATAGAATTTGACATCTCAAAAGATGGATTGCCAAGTACTCATGTAAGATTAGATATTGCAAATGAAAAATATTATGTCTTCACTGGTGTAGAAATAATATTTGATAAAGATACTCCATACATCTCTGGAGAATCTTTTACAATAGATATGTTAGAATTTTCTAATCTCGAAGAGACTCTAATTCAATACTTGGAGACAACAATACATCCAAAAATTATTCAACCTTCTGAGGAAATACAATCAGAAAGATTGGATAACTCTCAAATCGTAGAATTTTATGAAGAGAATGGATGGACGGAAAGAGTCTACGATGATGGTGAGATAAGTAATAACCCAGATGGTTCAATCATAGCAGAACATTCATTCGACTTTATACATCCAGCCACAATAATTATAAATTGTGGCGCAGAAATAGATCCATCAACATTAACAGATTCTATATTTAATATAGAAATAAACTATGCATTTAATAATTATATACTTCCAGAAATGGGATACTATAATGAAGATATAGTTTATAAAATATTCTACTCAATAGAAAAAGGACAGTTTCTCAAACTAGAAACTGTAGTTTATGATGGAGTACTTCCTGAAGGGGAAAAGTTTATATTAGAACAAAGGGTGTGATATGGCATTAAATTACGATGATCTTTTAGAGGACTGGCTACAGTATAGGCCAAATACAAACCTAGAATTTAACTTTTTACATTATGAAAATGCAGGAGAGTTAGTTGCAGGATATAAATATACTCCATTAGTAATAAGGGGGGATGATGGAGAGTGGGAGACAATGCCAAGTCCAGCTTATCCACCATCCGTTAATCCATTTTCATTTCCACCATTCTTCGATCAGGAAAATACTAGACTAGTAAAGATAATAGAAAGAGGAACTACTTCCAGTGATGGCCAATTTCTGAACCATAGAACTAGATGGATAGAGCCATTTACAGATGGGGAGAGTGCTAATTATACTCCTGCGATAAGAGTTCGGCACTTAAGACTAGAAGATGGAACCACAAGAATAGAGTCCAGTAATAAAACTGAATTGATAGATAAGCAAGATATTTATTTTGGAGAATTTTTCTTTTTAAGTAACACATATAAAGTAATAAAAAGGACAAATATAAAGACAGAATTACTGCAAGATAATGTCAATCATGAACATTTTGGATATCTCAATGAAGACTTTGAGTATCCAAGTGATACAGTCTTGGGAAAATATGATTCATTTATGGAATGGTACTTGGGATATGGTCCAGTCCCAGAAGAACAAAGGCCAGAATTCTTATCTATACCAAGGATAACCCCCACTCCTTGTAATTTAATCCACACAGAAAGTAGACGTAGATGGAATAGTTTCAGGATAGAGTGCTTATCGTGGATAAGGATATATGATAAAAGTAATATAAATGAAGAATTTAAAGATAGAAAAGTAACTCCTCAGTCAATGATAGGTCAAGTAAGGTGTACTATTGACTATGACAAAGTAAAGGAATACTTAGATCAAACATTTGACTCTCTTTCTTATCCAGGATATCCTGGAGTAGATAATTATGTAGATTATGATATAATACTTTATCCACCCTCAATGTATATGTATCCAGCTGATTCAATAACAGAGGTATTAGAACCAGATGTAAATAGTCTTAATTCTTTTGTTGATAGAGTTGTTTTTGAAGCACCAAATAATTTTAAGACAGATGGAAATTTTCATTATAAAATAGAATTTTACACATTTAGTATAAAAGATGGTCCAATATTTATAACGTCCTCGTATGAAGGTTCTCCATACTATGAGGATGAAGGTTGGTATTTTTCAAAAGATAATCAACATAGCTGGGCCCCAGTTGGAGAAGAGTTGCCAACCTTTGATAATAAATATGAAGTTAATCATGGAACAGATGGCATTTTTACGTCTCACATAAAATATGTCTTATCAAAAGATATATTCGAAAAAGTTAAGAATAATCCAATGATTATTTTTAAAATTTACCAAATGGATGGAACATTAGTTCATTCAAATGCTAGTGACTTTTCATTGGCTTACAATATTAATATAACATAACAGGAATAAAAATGGCTAATATAATTCTAAGACTTTCAGGTGGCGTTAATAACATAGAGCCAAATGATGCCCTTGGCGGAAGCATGGGGACTGATGATGATGCAATTATCACAACCTCTAATACGAATTTAAATAACTTATGGGATGACATCACAAAGGTTGAAAACAGTTCTCAAACTGTCGACTATAGATGCGTAATGATTCATAATGATACAAATACTTCTGGGGCAGTATTTGCAGAAGGAGCTTCATATCTTGACGGGACATCAAAAGCTGCTGTAACTATTGGTTATGGTAGTATTAATAGTCCAACGGTTACGATTCCTGATGAGAATACTGCCCCAGCTGGAATAACTTTTTCTGCAGCATCATCATCTTCACCGCTAGTATTTCCTGGAGGAGCAACCTTGAACCCAGACGACTATTTACCAATATGGATAAAAAGACAGGCTCAGAACATATCAGGCTCAGGAACAATTACGGATGTAATAACTTTAGTGGTGAAAGGTGTAGAATAATGCCATACACTCATAATGGGGTTTCATTTTTTTTCGCTAACGAAATAGAAGATGAGATAGATGAATTTGTAGAAGTAGATAACTATATGAATTACAATACTACTCCTTCTATTGGGGCGGAGTTATTTACTAATGGAATAGAGTATTTTGAGTATGACCCATACCTAGAGATAACAGACGATGACACTGGAGAGGTGACAGAAGAAGCTGGAGAGCCTGGAGAGGTTATAGAAGGTCAAGGCTGGACGCTGGAAAAGCTAGGAACTCCTCATCCGGCCTCCTACCCAGGAGAGCCAAACACATTTGGACAAAGAGTTTATGCTGTCCCTATCTCAATAATCAATAAGGATACTGTTATACCCATAAATTATGGGTTACAATTCTCACACTCTAGCTCTGTTTATGTAGCAGAGTTAGCTAGAGATTTAGTAAATGATATTATAAAACTTAGAGTTATAGCAGGAGAGTTTAGTCTATCAATAGATGAAAACCTTGTAGAAGATTCTTTTTTTATAGGAGAAAAGATGGTAGTTAGTCATAAGTCTTTTGGTCAAACTTCTGGGGCCATTACTGGATATACTTCTAATAATGGGACAATTCCTAGGATACTTATAGACTATGATATGACAGACTTAGAATGTACGGTTACGGACATGAATTCGTCAGAGGGTTCTATTGATATAGAGTTGCATATTGATAGTCCATATACAACTGAAGATATAGATGCAATAGAGATGCTCACCCCAAGGAATCAGGAGATAATGATCCTCCCCCTAGGAGATGGGATTTATATCCCCCCTGATAGTGAGAATTTAACAGTAGGATATGTTTTGGATGACTCGTTCTCAGATTTTGCAACACATCATGGAATGTCTTCCTGGGTATATAATAATAATACAGCTACTATGTCTGAGCCAAGAAAGGCTTCAACGCAAATGATGAGCTTTGAACTTGACCTAGGAAGGGTATATAAGTTCATGGCTATTATATGGAAAAACGAAGAGAATAGTGTATTCTCTAATGGGCTACATTTAAGAGTACCTGGAGTGCTATGAGTTATTTATACAAACAAGAAGTAATAGATGATAATCCTATAGTAAGATTTAGACTAGGAGAGAGTTCTGGAACTACAGTTTATGATGATGCGGGATCTACTACTGGGATAGTATCTAGTAGTGAGATGCTGGGTGGAGATTCTTTAGTTACAGATGATAGTAATACATCATGCTCATTTTATAATAATGATTATATTAAATTCTCTAATCATATTAGGAATAAATTAAATGGTAAGAATGCAGTATCTATAGAGTTCTTAGTGAGGTTTGATAGTGTATCTGGTGAAGATATATTATTTAGTTTACCTATGTATGCCAACAGTACTGCTCCAGAAGTTTGTTCTAATCCAATTTATTCGGATGAAAACTCGTGTGTATCTGCTGGAGAATGTTCTAATGTGGCTTATTCGGATGAAGTATCATGTGTAACTCCTGGATTAATATGGACAGCTGGGTCATGTTCTGACCCAGCCTATACGGATGAAGCTACTTGTATATCCAATGGTGAAGTTTGGACAGCTGGGTCATGTTCTGACCCAGCCTATTCGGATGAAAGCTCATGTGTTAATGCATCTTATGTTTGGACAAGTGAAAATAACACATGGGAAACCTATCCATCGTGGCCTGGATATATTCCAGTAGTCGAGATATATAGAACTCCAACAAAATTTGGCCTAAGAGCTTCATCTGCACTGAATGATGAGTGGATTGCAGAATCTAATATTTCGTTTTCTGAGGGTAATATATATCATATATTTGGAGACGTTGACTACACAACTGGAATATCCAGGCTCTATGTTAATAACTCGCTAATAGCGACAGAAACTGGGACTCCAGTTTTGAACTATATGGCTATCAATGATTTAAATATAGAAGCTGGATATGAAGACTCGGTATCCTCTACTCCAAATATCTTAAATCATAGCGGAGGGATGAATGGACTAGTCGATGAGATATCTGTCTACGATGCAATACTTCCTTCAGCTAGGAGATCTATTCATAAGATTGAAGCATTTAGGCATATTGCATCAACCTTAAAAAGTTTTACTTTTGAATTTATTTCAGACTTTTCCAGTACAGCTACTTCTGCGTTATTAAGTATAATTCTTACAACAGAATATAATCTTGTCAGTTACGGATTTTATCTTGAATATAATATAGATAGACCGATTCAAAAAACTAAAAGATATAATTTTAGATATATAGATGATAATTCTATTACTATCAGTGCATTTAATCTATTTTATACAGACGGAAGAGTCCCTAAGGAGATCACTAGAAGGTTTAGGTATTTATATAATTATGAATTGCTAGAGTATAGTACTTCTAATTTTATATTTGGATACTATGATAAAAATGAAGCATTTGAAAACTCTATAAGATTGTATAGAATGCTATATTTACTAAACCTTACAGAGGTAGAGCAGCATGAATTCAATTTACCATATAGATATAATGAATCAGTACTAGTTGAGTTAGAATACATAATGCCATTTCTAACCAGAACCTCTAATGGGGGTTCTTTGGGACTAGAAAATTATGAGGTGATTCCAAAAGGTAATTATAAATATGATTATAAATTAACAGTTCCGGACGTAAAACTAGAGGAAGGACTACATACTATATCTATAGATAATGGCTCAGCTATTTCTTCTTTCTTTTTAAAGTTTGAATTATCAAAGCCTGGGGCATATCCTTCTACTTATCACTATTATATAAATAATGATACAGTAGATGTAAGTGCATACTGGAGATCTGAAGATGATGCAGATTTAATAATAGAAGTTTCAGATATTGATATAAATTCCTCTATATCTATATCTGCCTTTAGGATAGAAATAGGAATGGGAGAGGAGGGAGAAGAAATCGAAGAGTGTTTTCCTGCGAGTATAGATAAACCTAATTGGGCTTCTTATATTAATTTGGATTCATATAGCGAGTTAGGAGAAGTCCTGCCTATTTCGAAAGAAAGAAGAAGTTTAACATATCTGGATTCAGAAGAATTTAAGATATTGCCTGCCCAAATAGAAGGTTGCTGTATTCTTCGGAGTAAAACCTTATGTCAACTTCCAGACTTAATTCCATTGGATAAGGAATTACCAGATGAGCCTGGATATGGTGGATATGGTGGATATGGTGGATATGGTGGCTATGGTGGATATGGTGGCTATGGCTATGATGGTAACCCTACTCCTACTCCTACTTATGGCTATCACACACCCCCACCTGGTCCAGGAGATGAGTGCTCTCCTGGTGCTCCATTTATTTACACTTGGAGAACACTCATTAATAATGAAAATTTATCTTTTGACACAGAAGATAGAGGGGTATCTACAAGTTATACTGTAGATTGGGGAGATGGAACACTCATAGAGACCATTGGAGTAGAAGGGGTTACTTCTCATGACTATGCTATTTCAGGAGATTATCAAGTAGTAATAACTGGGGCAGTAGGTAGCTTAGAATTTTATGATGCAGATAGAATTATATCAGTTCAACAATTAGGCTCTTGCTGTTGGAGATCTATGGAGTATATGTTCCAAGACGCAATAAATATGGAAATATTTATAGTTGGAACTTATAATACCTCTCAAGTGGTAAGCTTAGATTATGCATGGGAAAATTGTTCCTTATTAACCAGCTTTCCTTTTATAGATACTCATTCAATATCATCCTTTCGCTCCACATGGAAGGGGTGTTCTGGGCTTACTTCTTTTCCAACAGTAAATACCTCTATTGCAGAAGACCTTAACTCAACATGGATGAATTGCTCTAGCCTAGAATCTTTAGCCATGATAGATACAGGTTTTTGTAGATTTTTTACTTCAACATGGGAGGGCTGTTCTAGCTTGGTAAACTTTCCAGCGATAGATACAGGAGAGGGTATGGACTTTAATTCAACATGGAAAGACTGTAGTGGCTTAGAGCTATTCCATCAGATAGATGTTGGCTCAGCAAATACTCTTGAGGATACCTGGAAGGGGTGTTCGAACTTATTAAGTTTTCCATACTTATTTACTTCTGGAATATCACATTTTACTGGAACATGGGAAGGCTGTTCCAGCCTTACCTCTTTCCCAGTTATAAACATGGAAAATTGCAGAGATTTTGAAAGAACTTGGAAGAATTGCTCTTTATTAACAGCCATTGATATTGATATCTTCTATCCAACAGGAGCAGGGGATAGTGTATACTCCCTAGTAGAGGTTTGGTCAGGATGTAGCTCATTAGAAAGTTTTGAAGTATTAAACCATATGGATACTTATTATGTAAATGATTTTACTGGAGCATGGGAGGGCTGCTCTAGTCTCACATCTTTTCCCGTTATAAATATTGCAGGAACAAGAACCCTGGAGAGAACATGGAAGGGGTGTTCTGGATTAACAGAGTTTACAGGTTTACAGACTAATCAAATAGAAAATCTTGAATCAGCATGGGAAGATTGTTCTGGATTAGTAAAATTCCCAACTATAAATACTGAAGACTGTGAAAACTTTAATAATACTTTTAAGGGGTGCTTAAATCTTGAATGTATGATTTCATTAAATACAAGTAGCAATACTTCGACACTTGGAATGTTTGATAACACCCCAAGCCTAATAAGCCCAAATAGTTCTGAAGTGCTAGATTTATTGTCTGGAGATTTTTGGGTAAACACTTCAGGATGTGGAGGAGGTGAAGAATTAGATCCTTTTATCTTTACTGTATCTGGGGATGTTGAATTTAATGTAAGAATTACTGATGCTGATTTCCATATAGATTGGGGTGACAACTCATATATTGAGCATATTTATAACTATTCTAATGCAGTTATTGGAGTAGATGTCCAGCATAATTATTCGACTAGTGGGCCTTTTACGGTGTCTGTATCTGGAAAGGTTGGACATATTAAATTCAGAGGAGAGTCGGCACTTATTTCTGTAGAGGCATTGGGTAACTGTGAATGGGAATCTTTTGAAGAGATGTTTAGGGACTCTCTTAATTTAGCAAGCTTTAATACTGGGCAGTATAACACAGACTCAGTAGCAACAGCAGCTGGGATGTTTAGGAATTGTACAGGGTTAACGTTTATGGCCCCATTTCAGGCGAACTTAATCACATCTATATATAGAGCTTGGGAAGGTTGTACTTCTCTAGTTAATTTTCCAGCATTTACGTTTAATAGTATAAACGTAGCAGATCGAGCTTGGGCTGGTTGTTCTTCGCTAGAAAATATAGGAATCTCAACATTTGGTAGTCAAGTTACCTTTAAAGATTCATGGTATGAATGTTCATCTATTGTAGATTTTCCAAGAATAGACTTTACTAACGCTACGGACCTTGTTAATACATGGAGAGAATGTTCGTCTATGAAAACTTGGGATGGTATAAATACCGGAAATGTAGAAACAATGAAGCATTGCTGGTACAACTGCTCCTCATTGTTAGAGCAAAAATGGATTGATCTATCTAGTTGTAGATATCTTGACGGAGCATGGAAAAGATGTACATCCCTAACAGGATTTCCTTCTTTAGATTTTCCAGAAGCAGAGTATATGGAAGGTGTCTTGATGGATTGTTCTAATATTACAGCCATTCAAGACTGGCATACTCCAAAAGCATTACATGCTTCTCATTCATTTACTGAATGTACTAGTCTCGTGTGCTTCTCTAGTATTAATGCATTAACAAATGATGCGATTAGATTTTCTAATGGGATAGATAGTTTAGTATTACCAGGCAGGAGTGACTATGATGAAATAGTCTCAGGAGGATGGGTTAATAATTACAACTGCCCTAATCCATGTGCCTTGCATATCACTCCTAATAGATATATGGAATTTGCCACCGATAGAACTTTTAATAGTAATTCTTATTGGAGTATTACTTTTAGAGGAGCTGGGATAACAAAGTATGATGGAACTCAATATTTATTTAATTCTACTGGGGATGAATTAGAGCTGTATTTTGGATCAGGTTGGCCATTTTTATTAAACTTAAGAAGTGAGCTTTCATCGACCTACTCAACAACAGCTAATTCTGAAGGAAGTGCTACTATCGATGAAGATCTTATGTCAAGATGGGATAATATCTGGGAAATAACAGTAAGAGGGATTGGAGATAACATAGTTCTAGAAACTCGCAGCGATAATCAGCTACTAGTAGTAGAAGATCCCATAAGTTTCACAATAAATAAATTGTTTATGGACTACGATGGATTCTGTGAAGAAATAGAAATAAGGGAAGGGTTTGACTATGCATTAACTGACAAATGGACTTTTTATGAGGGAGAACTAAATAGAGTGTCTTCAGAGGTTAATGAAGGGTCGCCTTCTCATGATATAATAATGCACAATTTTACAAGTGACAATTTAGACTGTAGGTAAAAAATATGAATATAAGAGAGCTTATTTCAATTGGGGATGGCCTTCTTGATATAGACGGAAATCCAATAGTTGTAAAAGGGATAATAAAATATGATGTTTTATTATCTCCGTTCTATTGCACAGAGAGAGATATTTTAACAATAGGAATGGAAGAGCCGTCATCTGAAAATATAGAATATGTTAGGGAATTAATTTTTAATTCATCAATAATAGCTAATGATACGTTTGATACTGTAGCGTTAAGTGGAATGGGGTTACGAAAAGAAGAAGAATTTAGATTGAAAAGACAGTATGTTATATGCTTAGTTTCATATCAATTTTATAAAGATTTTTATAGAGATTACATGAGATCTATTAAAAAATCTAAATTCCTAGGAGATGTAAAAGTTTCTCTAGATATAGAAAGAGACCCGACATTTATTATGCAAATATCAAATGACGCGAAAGAGTGTTATGAGTCTATAGCCGGAATGGTTGGTCTTGGTGCTGGAATTGGTTCATTCATTAAGGGAAGTTCTAATTCCTGTAATAATACAAGTGATAGGCAGTGGTTCCCAGGATTAGATGGTGGAAATCCAAAGGTTCCTATCTCCGCAAATAAAACTTCTTCTTTCTGTAATAAGTATAAGATAGGGATCAAATAATGAGTTATAACCCATCTTTTTCAGAATTAAAATTAAATCCATATAATGACTTTGAGGAAATATCTATACAAGATGAAGTAATTGATTTTATATCAGGAGCTGACTTTGGAATAGACAAATATACTCCATATATATATAGATCTCTTAAAAGAGATAAGTATGGAGATCCAATAAAATGCACTTGTTGGGGGGAGTTTTCAAACGAAGGTAAAATTGACTGCCCATATTGTGATGGTGTTGGCTACTACTGGAGAGAAGGAATCTCACCAGGGATAGTCTTTGTCCTTAATAAAAGAAAGATTGGAAATGTATTAGATCAGTCAGATGCTGCAGGAAGAGAAGATACTTATGAGTTAGGGTTTATCAGTAAATTTAATACAGTAATCCATCAAGGAGATTTTATTATTTCTCCACATGTAAATGAACAAGGATTTTTTCAGTCACCATATAAAGCAGATGTAAAATATATAGTAAAAGAATCTTTAGAGAGGAGGCTAGACATGAACAGAAAAGAATATAGCTTATCAATAATAAGCAAGGTGGACTAATGGGAGATTTATCAGATAGCGAAATAAATAACATATTAAGATCAGCTCAGGTCGAGGGTGCAAGAACAACCAGAAGAACTTCTGATCCAAAAGATAAATTTATAGCAAATTTTGTTGACATAGATGAGTTCCTTGATGTATTATATTCACTATTAGATTCAGGTAATTACATTAAAAAAGAGGATGATACTAAGGATGATAAAAAAT